GTGAACCCCATCGCGAACCACTTCTGCCCCAGGTTCCAGGCCTTGGTCTTCGGCGCGTTCTTCTACAGCCTCAACGCTGATTGGGCGAACAGCTTACCGACTTCGCCCCATAGCTGGTCTCGGACCTGCCGCTCGGTCGGCGCCGTGCTAATCGAGATCGACTGGGGACGGGTCGGAGCAAACCACGCGATAGCCATCCCCGCCGTGGCAGTCTTGCCGATGCCGTGGGAGCTCTTGACCCGGGTGTGACGGTTAGTCATCACCGAATGCAAGATCGCCGATTGATAGTCGGTGGGCGATGCTTTGAGGATATGTCTGGCGTACCAGGCGGGGTCTGTGGCCGCCCTTTCGGCCAGCGCCACCCTGTCGAGCGGGGTCATGCGCGGGACTCATGAAGAGCCAACACCAGCTGCTCCATGGTGTCCTCCCCCTCATCACTGTCCTTGCTGTCTTCACGTTCCTTCGGTTTGAGGTACCCGTGAACGCGTTCAAGGAGAAACGCTGCCGCTCGCCAGTCGCGTCGTGGCTCGTTCTCGCCCTGCTCCTTGCCGAAGGCGGCGTCTCGAAGGCACTCGGTGAGTTGGGCGGTGGACGCCACGTAGCCGCGCCTGAGGGCCGCTACAATGCCTGCCTCAAGACTGGTGGGGTCAGACTCCCCGACGGAGATCCAGCCCTCTAGCGTGGCGAGGGGGATGCCTGCGCCGTCGGCAATGCGCTGGAGGGTGAACGCCTGGGTTGCGAAGCGCTCAACGTCAACAATGGTCTGGGTCGTGATCGCCGACCGGAGCCCGGCCGCCGGCATGGCTTAGCCTTTGGACTTGGGGGCAGGCTTGGTGCGGTTGATGATCTGGCAGACTCGGGGCTGGGAGATGCCGTATAACGCGGCCAGCTCGGTCTGCCGCTTGCCTTCAGCGGCCAGCTTCCGGATCTCGTCGTCACGATTGGTATTGCGGGGACGTGCCATGCGAATAAGCTAGCATAAGCACGGCGATAAGTCAATGCTTGCTTATGGCCCAGCGATATGCCTCGTACATCCAGGTGCACGGCTGGCGACAAGTCTCGCCCCCGCACGGATCGCCGCATATCGCGCAGCGGTTCACCGACGGCTCGGGCTCGCCTCGGACCTTGGCCCCGGGGAACAGGTCAAGCAGGGCTTGGACTGCGGGAGAGCGCTTCGAAGTCAACGCCTGCCTCGTAGCATGCCGAGAGGATAAGCCGGCCGATCCGGTCTGCCAAGTCCTCCTCGAGCTCTTCGAGGTGTTCCTTGTCGGCCTTGCGCTTGGCGACACGGTTGGCGGTGGTCTGATATGGCCACACGACCATATGCCCCAACTCGTGGGCCAGGATGGTGCGCTGCTCGACCTCGGGTTGGGTGAAGAACGCAGAGTAAACCGTCAGGCTGAAGGCCGAGCTCGACCGAACCGATTCCGTCACGGCGTAGCACTCCTCGACGTCAGGTTCGGCCGGAGCAGCATCCTGCACGATCACCCGAACCTCACAACCCAAGTTCGCGGCCCGCACCATAGATCGCACCAGCCCGGTCAACTCGACCTCGCGCGCGTTCATGTCTTACCCCTGCGGTGAAGGTCTTCTAGGTCGGCCAGCTTGACCATCGCAAGCGCCAGCGCGTCGCGTGCGTCCTTGATGAGCTTGGCCCGATGCTGGTGTGGGGTAGGCTGAGCGATCTGTTTGGTGACCTCCAGCAGTAGCGCCCCGGCATGCATCCGAGTGGTGATGAGACCCATCTCCTGGGCTTGTTTCTGAGCCTTCGCCAGGGTGCCCTCGGCCATGCACTGATGCAAGATCTGGCGCCTGACGGCCCGCCCCCCATTGGCTTGGAGGTATGCCATCAGCCGGTCAAGCGGCGTTCCGTCGGGATGTACGTAGGCCATTACCTCACCCTGCTCCTGTAGAGTCGACCGTCGGGCCCGATGGCCTGGCCGTCGAAGATTCGGATCACGTCCACGCGATAGACCATCGGCGCGCCCTGCGCGAGATGGGCGATCGCAAAGCTCTGTTCCCAACCAGTCGCTCGACCCTGCGTATAGCCGAGGTCAAGCTTGCTCAGCGTGCCGATCACGTGCGCGCTCGGCTGAGTGCCCACACCCCACCGCTTCGCCGTCTGAGTTGAGATCCGGTGGGCGTGCCCCGCCACAATCGGACCAGGCCAAGGGGACATATCGGCCGTAGCCTTGGCTGCGGTCAGCGAGTGGGCCCACCCATGCACCACCGACAGCCCCGGCTCGGGGAACGGGGTCGGTTCGCCGGCCCGACACACCCGTGGGACGATGGCGCCCGACCGGTCCCACACGAACCGGAGCACCGCACCCTCCGAGTCAGCGGGCACCCACGAAGCCTTGCCGTCGTCGTTGACCCCCAAGCGCTCGGGTAGGTTGAACAGACCCCGGAGCTGGGGGTGGAGCCCCTCGAATTTTTTCAGCCGGGTCTCGTGGTTCCCTTCGAGCTGGTACCACCGACACCGCGGGAACTTCGACCGGGCCGACTTCACCAGCCGGCCGAGGACGGACTTCGCGCCCGACCACTCCTCGTCCAGGCTGACCTCGCACAACGCCTGGGGCTGGCCTTGAGCGAATCGGCTGATGGATTCGTGGTCAACGACGTCGCCGACCTGGACGAACGCGTCGAGCCGCTGGGTCTCGAGTATCTGAGTGACGACGTCCAGGGCTCGGACGTCATGGTCCGGCACGTGGATATCGGGGAGGATCGCGACCGAGTATGTGCCGGATGGTCGGGTCACCGGGGCCTCCCGATCGTATACGGAGGCAGCGGGTTCGGATGCTCGTCCAAGATCCGCGCGGCCTCCGCGTTGAGCTTCTCGACCCAGTCGGGATCGGCAACCGGCGGCGGCCGGTCGTCCTCGCACTTGCCTTGGATCATCGCGTCCCGCAGCACCACCAGGCTGGCGATAGCTTTCACCAAGTGGTGAAGGCCGGACTTCGGGTCTATGTCCTGCCCCTCCCACCAAGCCCCGAGGTGACGGTGGGTCGCGTCGTAGTAGACGCTGGACCTCACGCCGATCGCTCGGTAGTTGTGGCGGCCGTACTTGACCGCCCCCTCGAGCAAGGCCAGCCCGACCTCGGCCACGACCTGCTGGGGTACGGTGCCGAAAGGGACCTTGCGCGTACCGATCGCGTCCTTGGGATTGGAGTCTTTGATCTCGCTGACTCCACGAAGAGGCGCATGACTGTAGCGCCGGTATGTTTGATCTCCGTGATCGTCTCCGTGCTCGCCGGTCAAGTGATAAAACGGGTAAAACGGGCGTCCCGCTCTGTCATGCTGACCTGGGTGTGGGCTTGCCCACGCACTGGATCCATTCGGGTCCTCAACCCACCCCACCCCATTGATATCCACGTATACCGGACCAGCCTTGATGTCGGCCGGGAGTAAGGGGCTAGCGTGGATCAATGGGCCGCTCGGCGGAGCGCACCGTTCTTCAGAGACCACGTCCGGTTCTTCCTTCACCGGCACGAATGCCTCCCCATGCCCCACTCCTTGAACTGCTCGAATGCTCATCCTCTAGCCTCCCGGCACTTGCGCACCAACGCGGCGACCTCGGTCCGAGGGAACCTGATCGTCCACCAGTATATGGCCACGTCCAAACTCGTAGCGGTGACAACTTCGGACGGGCCGAAGTCCTTGACAAACGCATCACTCAGCATCACGCCGCACTCCGCGCAGCAGTGATCGCCCTCCTCCTCGACCCACGCATGAGCCCTCAGCCTGGGGGTCTCAAGCGTGGCGGGCCGAAGAACGGCATCCCTGATCCATGGCGCCGAGCATGCCCGGTTGGCGTTGAGTTCGTCGGCGACGGTCATACACCCTCCAAGCGATCGTAAGCGTCGGTCCACCGCTTCAGACTCTCGCGATACTCGGTGCTGCTCCACGAGTCATAGGGCGCCGTCAACTGCAGCCGGACCAGGTGAGCCAGGTTGCTGAGGATGATCCGCTCGGCGGCGATGGTGATGTCCTCGCGCAGGTCGCTGGGGGTCTCCGAGCAATACTGAACCAGCGGGTGGTCGAGGAAGATATTCGCCGGGTCACCGGTTACAAAGTCGCGGTCAAGCTTGCCGAACAGGATCACCGGGATCTCATTGGCGAGGGCAACGCCGATCTCGGTCGCTGTCCCAAAGCGCCCCGGCAGACCGACGATCAGGATGTCCGCGGCACAGACCCCGTTGATCTCCGACTCGGACTGCTCTCGCCGGTGCATGTGGCGTTCGGCCCCACTGGGCGGGGGCTCGTGGTCGACCCACCGGTATGTCACCTCGATGCCGAGTCCGGTGACGATGGAATAGATATGCTCGTACAGATCTCGGTCAACGTAGGAGCATGCGATATAGGCCTTGATCATCGGGTCCTCTTATACCTGGGCAATAAGCCCGAGTCAATATGCCTCTTGGGTCATGGCTGCGCTGCCCCGGTGCTCGTCAAAGTGCTCGTGACCCCGTCGTGTCGGCACAGCTTCCACGTGCCGTTGAGATTGAACCGGTCCGCCCCGTCCCCGATGATGCGGAACCAACCGGAGAACACGACATCCTCGCCATACACGCAGGTCAAGTTGCCGTCGCGCGCGATTGGGCTAGACTCTATCTGAACGCAAGCGGCAGCACCAGCAAACCCGAGAGCGACCCACGCGAGCACACTGGCAACCGTGTCCGTCCTGTCGCGCAGGAACGTCATCGCCATCCGCAGCCTCGTATCA